CGACGAGAGCGATGAGGGGGGTTTTCCGTTTAATGTCGAGCATCTGTCGCCAGTTCCTGATTGGTCTAGCACGTTTGGACCGAGGGTCGTCGCGCGAGAGCGTCTCCACCCTAACTTGAATAGCCTGCACAGTGGCCGATCGCTCGGACGCTTTGCAGACCCGCTTCGCAGCGCTCGACCCGTTACGCCCCCCAAGCCGGGCTCATGCCCATCAAGAAGGATCGTTTCGAAGCGCGTGTGATCACCGCCTCTTATGAGGTGCTGATCTTACCGCAATGTTAGAATTGCGGCAGGGGTCCTTTGGCAACCCCTTTTCGCACCGTCAAGGGGTGACGGAGGGCATAAATTTACCGTCCCTTTGAAGCACCCACTGCCGTTGCCGCACCGCACAAATGAGAAATGACGATTTGAGGGCGGTTTTTCCCTATCAAAGGGAATACCGATGTTGCGTTGCAGCATGCTTACAAAACACCGATCTTGCAAAGCTGACTTCGGCGCGCATTACCGCACGGCGCAATCCTGCCGCGAAAGACAAGCCAACGAGGTCTGACCTCCGTCGACTGCTCGACGCGGGCGCACCCGCCGAATTTGGAACTTTTCTTCCTTCGAGCCCCGCCGATCCGCTGTCTTGTGAAGCAAATGGAGCGTTCGCCGCGCGGCCGGGAGATCGATCCGCCCCTTCCAAGCTCGAAGTCGCCGTCTCCGGAGCGGACGGCGCGACGCATCCCGTCGAGGGCAATGTCGAGGCCCGCTCCACCTCCGCGGCCGCCATTGGACCGCGTGAACAGCCGTCGCCTGGACCGCGTTCGGTCTGGGCCGAGGCGCAACTGATGGCCGCGTTCACACCGAGGCTTTCGCCGGCTAAAATTTCACGTCTGCCCCGCGCAGAGCGCTGGTGATCAAAGTCGCGGCGCCGAGCAACCCGCCAACCGGGCGCACCGTGCCGGATCATCCGCGAAAAGGCGGGCGAGCCGCCGCCATCGCGAGCGATCGGATCGACGGTTCGTCTTGAAAAAAGAAGTGGTGCCTGGGGGCGGATTCGAACCACCGACACGCGGATTTTCAATCGCCGGTTTGAACCCGCCTTTTCAGGCCCTTAGCGCCAGCGGGATTGGAAACCGCCCCCAAGCGCCACAAGGCTTTCCCGCGCCGTTGGAAACCGCCCGGCGCTCCCGTTCCCCCTCTCCCCTGCCCGTCCCCCGGTGTGCACGTGTGCACAACGGCACGGGTGCACGCCTGCACTTAGGAGCCGCCCGATGATCATTATCGCCATCGCCATGCAGAAGGGCGGCGTCGGCAAATCGACGCTGACCAGGTCGTTGTCCGTCGCCTCTGCCCGGGCCGGCCTGATGGTCTTCGCCCTGGACATGGATCCGCAGCAGACGACGACGGCCTGGAGCCGCCGGCGCGGCGACGGCCAGTTGCCGGCCGTGCGCTTCTCGACCGAGCTGGATCTGCCGCTCCACATCGAAATGGCCCGGGCGGCCGGCTGCGACGTCATCTTCATCGACACGCCGCCGGCGCGCAGCACCGAGGCGCTGGCCGCCATCGAGGCCGCCGACCTGGTGCTGATCCCCTGCACCCCAGATATCGAATCGTTCGAGCAACTGCCGCGCACGGTCCAGGTGGCCAAGGCCCTTGGGACCAAAGCCCTGGCGGTGCTCAACATGGTCACCCCAAATAGCGCCGGCGAGATCTCGATCGCGCGCGCGGCCTTCGCCAAGATCGGCGTCCGGATGGCCGACCAGGTCCTGCACCGACTGAAGATCCACAAGGACGCCAGCCTGAAGGGGCGATCGGCCCAGGAGGTCACGGTCATCAGCAAGGGATCCGGCGAGATCTCGGCGCTCTGGGACGGCCTGGCCGCACAGTTGAACGTGTGCACAGGTGCACAGGTGCACATGGCGGAGGGCGGACGATGACCGGCCAGGCCAAGGCGGATCGCTTCCTGGCGGCCCTCGCCCTGGACGAGCCCGAGCCGCCGCCGGCTACGAGGGCGGCCGCCAAGCCCAAGCCGCGCGGCAAGCACATCGGCGGTCACTTCGACCAGGACCTGGTCGAGAAGGTCGCGATCCTCCGAGCCAGGCTCGACCTCGACAACAACCAGCTGCTCAGGCGCGCCATCGAGGAGCTGTTTGCCAGGGAGACCGCGAAGCGGGCATTCGGCGGGTGACCGAGTGGCAACCGATCGAGACGGCCCCGCGTGATGGAACGAGGGTCGATCTGAAGGACGACGAAAGAGAGGTCAGCGGTTCGAGCTGGTCGCTCTGCGACATAGGCCCCCATGGCCGGATGGCGTGGGCCTGGGCGCCGTCGGATTTCAAACCCACGCACTGGCGAGCGAGGCAGTGAAGCCGCATTGACTCGCCGGGATCTCAGACCGAGAACATTGACGGAACATGTACCGCGACCCTGATCCCGCCGGCGTCCCGCTAGGCCAGCTCCTCGGCAAGGCCAACCTGCTGCTGACCTGCAACGAGTGCATGTGGCGGGAAACCTATGATCTGCAGAAGATAGTCGACCGGCTACTAGCGCGCGGCGTCAACGGCCCGCTGATCGGCATCTGCCACGCCAAGCACCACGTCCAGACTCCTTGCCCTCGGTGCGGGAAGCGCATCTGGAATACTCGGCCCGACTACATCAACAACATCCCGCCGGGGATCCCCGAGCGTCGACCAGCTGTGCCCTAAAACGAAAAGCGCCCCCCGGCCGAAGCCAGGGGGCGCTCTCAGGATCAGGGTCGGAGACGACACATAGTCTCAGTTTGAGCAGAAGGGTCAAGCTTTCGGTGGGCAGCTTTCCTTCTTGGCCAGGACCGCGCGATCGGTGACCACGGTGTCGTGGTCGACCAGCTTGGCGACCCAGGTCATGAACGCGTCGAACGCGACCTTCTCGGCCGGGGTCTCTGGCTGCACCAGGTCGGCCGAGCGCGGCATGCCCGGCGACGCCGGCACCTCCGCGCAGATCCGGACGTCAACCGCCTTGGGCTTGGGGATCTCAGCCGGCCGGGGCGGCGCCGGCCGCGTCGCGCAGCAGGTCAAAGCCAACAGCGCGACGCACAGGGCAATGTGCTTGGTCATAGACCGTTTCCTTCGTGATGATCGTCTGGATGGCGGTCGCCGATCGGCGGGCGGCCGCCAGGCGGGCGTCGCAGGCCTTGGCCGCTTCGTTGGTGGCGGTGACGGCGTCGCGGCCTTCCTTCGCCCGCTTACCGGCGTCGTCGCGATAGCTGGCCTCCCACGCGCCGGCGGCCTTCAGGTAGTCGCCGGCGCTGGACCGCCAGTTGTCCCGGTCGGTCGTCAGCCGCCCGACCTGGCCATGCAAATTTGCAAGGCCGACCAGGAGCAGGAGCAGCACCGCGCCCAGGGCGCCGTAGATCAGGTTCTTCATTTCACGACCTCGAGGAGACGATCGGCGCTCATGGCGATCATCGTGCGCGTCGGCCGATCGAGGATGATGCAGCCATGGCTGGCGTCGTCGGCCCGGTTGTTGCCGTGGATCCGGAACAGCGTCCGGCCCAGGGCGTCATGGTCGACCGGATCTAGGTTCATGCAGATCGGGCCTAGGTTGTCGTGCTTGTAGGCGCGGCCGATCCGCCAGAGGCCGCGGGGAATGGGCCCCTTGGCCTGCACGGCTTCCATGTCGGGATTGTTCCGGCCTTCAGCCCGGGTGTGGCCGGCGCCGGAATAGCCGCGGGCAACGACACGGCCGGCGAAGCGCAGCTCGCCGGTGCTCTGCGACCAGGTCCAGGTCATCGACGATGCCCCCGGCCGAGGAGCTGGGCCCGGGCCCGGGCGAGCACCACCAGCTGGTGGATCCCGTAGACCGCCGCGCCGATCGCCAAGGCGGCCGCCCAGGGCGGCAGCACCAGGTGGCCGAAGATCGCCGGCACTCCGACAGCGGCCAGGCCGGCCGCCCCGAGGTCGAGGAGGGCAAGGGTCCTGAAGGACGCCGTCGGGAAACCCGTGCCCTCGTCGCCAAGCAGGCGGGCCCGCACGAGGAAGGCGGACATGGCGACCAGGCACACGGCCGCGATCGCGAGGCTAAGCCAGTTCATTTGGGATCTCCCTTGATCTTGGCCGCCAGCCAGGACCGCAGGCGGTCGCGGGCCGTCGGGTCGGCCACGAGGGTGGCCACCACCACGCCGACCACGACGCCGGCCGACATGGTGTCGACCTGCAGGTGCAGCGGGCTGAACTTCTCGATCGCCTGGTTGACTAGGCCGGCCGCCCAGGGCCCCGAGACAATGCCCGCGAAGCACGAGGCCACGGCGGCGAGCGCCTTTTCGGCGTAGGCGCGACGCAGCTGGCGCGGGGTCGTCGGCGGATCGGCGAAGACGACCGGCAGTAGGGCGTGCGACGCCACCAGCAGGCTGACAAACAGCGCCGCGAGGCCGGCCGTGAGCCGGTCTTTATCCAGCATGGCCGGACTCCTTTGATTGTGGGGGACGGCGCTACGGCGGCCGGCGTCGAAGCCCGAGCGGGCTATTGGATCTTGAAGCCCACCAGGGGGGTGGCGAGGGTGCGCTCGGTGGCCGTCCCAAAGGTCGACGGGCAGGTCCCGGTGTAGGTCGCGGTGCCGGTGACGCCATTGACCTGGTTGGAGGCGTTCAGCGCGTCGGCCATGGCCGCCCCGCCGATAATCCCCGAAAGATATTGGTCGGTGATCCCGGTCGCCTGGACGGTCGGCGCGCCGTTGAAGTGGGTCGCGAACCAATGCCAACCGGCGGTGATCGTCGGCGCGGACGAGAAGGCGGCTTCGACGTTGGCCACCGCCGCCGTCGAGAACGGAGCGGCCGGCGCATACTCCAGGGCGCCCGGCCGGCCGCTGCTGTTGGCGTAGACGCAGGCGATGCCGTTGGTGCTGGCCACCAGCGCCGTGACCCGGACGCCCAACGAGGCGACCGTGGCGTCCGCCGAGAAGAAGATCGGCACGGCGGTGAAGAGATCAGCCGACGCGACCAGGGTCCCCGAGCTGGTGCGGCGCGGGCCGTACCACTTGCCGCTGACCCAGCCGAGGTTGGTCGACGGGCCGCCGCCCCCGCCGCCGCCCGTGTAGGCAAACGTCAGCGTGTTGGCGGCGTCGTTGTGGGTGATGCTGATCCCGGTGCCGCCGACCGCGAAGGCGGCCGCCGTATCGCGAACCATCTCCGCCGTGGCGGCGTCGGCCAGGATGTTGTCCCGGAATTGACCCACCGGGCAGTTGTGCGAGGACGAGGCGCCCGTGCCCTGGGTGCAGACCAGCTTCTCCGCGCCCGTCATCGAGCTCGTGAGCGGCAGGTTCTCGATATAGGTGGACTGGGCGTAGCTGAGCCCGGCGGCCGACAGGCTGACGAGCGCCAGCGCCGCCGCGATGAGGTGACGGAACTTCATTACGCGTTTTCCTTGAGGTAGCTGCCGTCGCCGGCGAGGAGTTGGGAGCCGTCGCCGGCGAGCAGGGATCCGGCTGGCGGGCCGCCGCCGCCGCCGGCGGCCGCGATGATCCCGGCGCAGAAGGCGGGGACCTTGGCGACAACCCGGGTGGCGACGTTCTCGGCGCCGTCGTTGTTCAAGTGCGGCGGGTTGCCGACGAGCGTGAACACCGTCCCGGCCGGATGGGTCAGGGGCAGGTTGATCAGGTAGTCACCGGGCCCGCCGGTCGATCCGCTCAGCTGGTCGAGCAAGCGAACAAACGTATTGATGCCGGCGACCGGCAGCGTCAGCGAACCAGGCACGGTGTTCGCGCCCGGATTGGCGGCCAGCGGATAGGTGAGCGTGTTCGCGCCGGTCGCCGTGCCGGTGAAGCTGCCGTTGTAACCGCCCGGGGTTGCGCCGGAGATCGTGATCCCCGCCGTGTCGCCGGTGGTCATGCCGTGCGCTTCGGTGGTGGTCACCGTGGCCACGGCGCCCGACCAGGTGATCGAGGCGATCCCCTGAACCGCGGCGAGCGTCATGCCGAGCTGGATCGAGCCGGAGGTCTTCGACGAGATCGTCAGGGTGGTGTCGACGCAGCTGCCGATCACCGAAGCGCCGGCGGCCGGGAAGCCCGTCGTCGAGCCGATGGCGCCGGGCGGGAACCAGTTCTCGGCCCGGCTGTCGATCAGCAGCATGCCCGGGTCGTTGCCGGCCGCGTAGGCGAAGGCGGTCGTCTTCGAGGCCGTGCGGTTGGAGTCGTACTGCCCGTCCGGACCAGCGACCTCGACGATGTCCAGGACCAGGGCGTTGGGCTGGAAGTAGCGGTACTTCTTGAGGCAGTGGACGTGGGTCCAGTAGAGGCGCGTCGGGTCGGTGGTGACGTCGTTGACCGACCCGATGTGCGGGATCAGGTCCATCGTCACGCCGTACTGGTTCAGCTCGCTGAAGCCGTAGACGTTGCCGCCGAGGCGGGCAGCCAGGCTGGTCCCTGTGCCTACGCTGCCGGCGTAGCGGCCCTCGCTGGCGGTCGGGAAGCCCTGGTTGTAGCCCGAGAGCGGCGAGCCCAGCTTCTGAACGATCCGCGAGACGACGCCGTGAGTGTAGCCGAGCGAGTTTTCGCTGAAGCAGTTGCTGTCCAGCGTGGCCAGGATCTGCAGCTGGTCGATGCCGATCGGGCTGACCGTCGCGCCCGCCTCGACCACCAGCTCAGTCGCGGTGAACCCCTCGCTGCCGATCAGGCAGTACAGGCGGGTCGCCGCGCTTCCCCGGTCGTACTTGACGCGGCGGGCGCCCGAACCGGTGGTCAAGCCTTCGTCGTACTTGGTCAGCCAGCGCCAGGAGCCGGGCGCGCCGAGCGGATCGTCCGAGACGAGCCAGCGCCAGTTGACCTGGCCGTAGGCGCCGCCCGAGTTGAGGCCGACCCGGATTTCCACATAGCGGGCGTCGCTCTTGAACGCCCAGGTCTGTCCCTGGGAGCCCTTCTTGGCCCCGGTCTTGAGGTTGGCCAGGATGTTGTTCGCCGGCGAGCCGGTGATCTTGGGCGTGAAGCCGGCCGGCATCGAGGCGGCCGCGATGGTCTGCGACGGGCTGATCGACGTGGCCGCATTGACCGCGCCCACGGTGATCGTCGGCGGCGTCACCAGGACCGTCGGATCGACGGCGGCGTCCATGAACGCTTTCACGCGCGTGGCGGCGTTGAGGAACTGCGACGCCGCCGGCGCGGCCGGGGTGTTGACGACGCTGATCTGCGTCGCCGTGGTCACGCCGCCCTTGGTGACCAGGATGACCTTCGTCCCCGGCGTCGCGAAGGTGGTGTGGATCCAGCCTGGCTGATTGCCGGCGATGTTGCCGTCGAAGACGACCGTGGTCGACGGCTCGCCATGCACGGCCGCCGTGACGGTGTCGGTCCAGAGGAAGCTGGAGAGCTGCGCGTACCAGACGTCCCCGGTGAAGGCCAAGGTGTCGATGACCCGCGGGGTCGTGTCGCTGCCCGACTGGTAGACGGTGATCGAGAACGGATCGGTGTCGACGTGGTCGCCGTTCGCATCGGTGACGCGGATGATCAGGCCGGTCGTTGCGCCGGGCGTCGTCGGCGAGCCGAGCGGCAAGCCGGTCGCAGGCTCGATGCCGGTCGCGCCGGCCGGCAGCGCGGCCGAGCTGGGCGCGAGCGAGAACACGTAGGGGCTCTTGCCGCCCGACGGCTGCAGCACCTGGCCGCCGAACGGCGTGCCGACGACGCCGGCGGTGTAGGGCGAGCCGCTGAGCGCCAGCGGTCGCGCGATCGCGCGCCTCGACGACCGCTGAAGGCCCAGGCCAAGGCCCAGAGACAACCCCGGCACGCTAGGCGTCCTTGTAGGCGAGCTTCTGACCGGCGTCGGCGCCGTACGCGACGACCGCCCCGTCGAGCAGGAGCCGGCGCAAGCCGCTGTCAGCGTTCGGGTTGCCGGTGTCCATTTTGACCCAGACGTTGCCGCCCGTGACGGTCAGCTCCCAGACGTCGCCTTCGTCCGCGACGAGGTTCCCGGCCGCACTGGAGGCCCCCGAGGTCAGGGTTTCCGCGGCGCGCGGCTTAGCGGGCGCAACCGGCAGCGTGGAACCGGTATTGGCGCGGTCCTGGACGACGGACAGGCAGACGTGAACGGTGGCGGCCATGGGCTGCTCCTTGGGGACTAGGCGATGCTGGGGAGGAGGTGAGCGGCGGCCGTAGGCGGCCGCGCGGTCTAGGCGACCTGAGTGCCGTTGACCTTGAAGTCGTCGTTCAGAGCGCTGATCGTGCCGTCACAGCCGACCAGGGCGGGAGCCGCGACGCCCGTGGTGATCGGGATGGCCACGCCGTTCGGGTCGGTACCGCCATGATAGTAGTCGGCGTCGGCTCGCATGGTGTGGATGGTGCGGATGCGGGCGGCGTTATAGGTCGGCTGCGACGCCCCGCCCGAGAAGTAGACGCCATGGGTGGCGGCGTTGACCGGGGCCGAGAACGGGATCGCGTACTGAATGAACAGCTCGATGTCGTTGTCCTTGGCGGCCGGGCCATGCAGGCGAAGAGCGGACCGCACCCGGGTGGCGGCGGGAACCGCGCCCAGGGCGTGCGCGACCCGAATGTTGCCCGTGTCCTCGGAGCGGCAACCCCGGATGATGTTCATCGGCCCGGCGACCACCCAGTTGTCGTAGAGGCTTTCTTGGCCCCGGACGTTGGTGAAGCTGTCGCCGGTGCCGCCGACATAGATGTTGCAGCCAGTGTCGACCGCCGTGTGGGAGCTCGGCGTCTGGCCGCAGAACGACACCTTGCCGTTGGCGTAGTTGTTGTTGGCGTTCTCGGCGTGACAGTAGAGCCCGCCCAGCGAGCAGGCGCTGATGTAGAAGTCGGAAACGTTCAGATCGTAGCCGGCCTGCTTGAGGCCATAGCCGACGCAGTTGCGGATCTGAACGCCAGCCAGCACCCCGTTGCCGTTGCCGCTGGTGACCAGGGCGTCGCCCGTAGTGTCCCAGATCCACACGCCCGACCAGTAGGGATAGACCCCGAATTCCGGATAGGGATAGCCGCCAGGCTCGGCCGGGAAGTAGTAGCCGCGCTGCGAGCCCGACTGCAGATTCTTGTTCCCGTCGATCCCGATGTTAAGCAGCATCGGGAAGTCATCGGACTGATCCGTGTTCGTCAGGGTCGGCGTGTTCGCGGCCGACGGCTTGCGGACGAAGACCGACGCGCCGCCGCCGTAGCCGTAGATGCACGAGCGGGCCGGCTGCTGCAGGTCGTCGACGAAGTAGCGGCCGGGGGGTAGCTCGAGCACGCCGCCGTACCCACCAGGGGTCTGTGCGGCGATGTCGAGAAGCGCCGCCCGAATGCCCGCGTTGTCGTCAGTGCCCCACTCAATGTCCAAGCCGGTGGCGCTGTAGGGCATGCTCGAGCTGAGAACGATCTCGCCGGCGGAGTTGACGTTGGCGATCGTCCGTTGCGCGGTCGCCCGGCCGGCGTTCTTGTTGCCGATATAGATCAGCTTGTTCTTGTCCTGGGCGGTCCAGGGATTGGTGGCGCTGCGCAGGATGGTGCTGCCGTTCGTCGACACGCCGTCGCGGACGCGCTGCACGTCGCCCTTGCAATTGTAGGGCGGGGCCTTCGCGTTGATCTTGCCGGTGACGCCCACGAAGAACGCCGAGGCGGGGATCTTGAAGGCGGTGCCGTCGACCGCCATCGCCTGCAGCATGTCCGTGGCCATCACCACAGTCCTGCTGGCCAGATCGCTGGTCCGACGCATGACGTACAGCTTGCGCAGGACGCCGTCGGCCGACATCACGGCCGGGACGAGCGGCTCGCCATTAGCGAGCGTGGCGGTCGGCAGCGAGGTGATGCTATCGGCCGAAAGACTAGCGCCGCCGCCGGCGAACCATTCGTCGAGATAAGCCCCGAACTGCGCCACCAGCTCGGCGAGCGACAGGCCCTCGACCGACGACTGCTTGGCGAGGAACGCGGTCAGGGTCAGCGCCGGCGTCGTGCCGCCCAGCGTCTTGCGCATCCGGGCGTAGCGATAGACCGTCGCCCCGACCTTGTTGCTGAACAGAAGGGCCGGCGGATCGCCAACGGTTACGGCCGTCAACGGCAGGGTCGCCGTGGAGACGACGCCGCTGGCGAAGGTCGCGCTGTTGGAGAGCTCGATCCCCATGACATAGGTTTCGTTGCCGCTGGCGTGGTCCAGGGCCGAGACCGTGGCCACCAGGTAGCCGACCCACTCCACGCCCGACGTTCCAAAATCGTAGATCGCGGTGGCGCCGACCTTCAGGCCGTAGCCCGAGGCGAGCGCTGTCGTCCCGCCGTCATCCAGGATGAGGGCGGGGTCAAAGGGGTAGGTCGTCACGCTCTAGCGCTCGACCAGCTCGTGGTCGGTTTCGACCGCGACCCGGTGGGTGACGTCCCAGTCCCGCCGGAACTCCGGCAGGATGACGTAGGGGCGGCGATCGGCGATCAGCGAGGCCATGGGCCCCTGCGTGATGTCGATGATGTCACCGGTGTCCTGGTCGTAGAAGGCTACGGTCGCGATCATCGCATCGGCCCCAGGCTGCTGAGCGTCCGCGCGGTGACGTTGACGCTGCTGTGAGAGTTGAGGCGCACCTCGACCAGGACGTCGCCGGCGGAGCAGTACTTGGAGCCGCCGAGGGTCATGGTGGCTTCGCCGTTGGCGCCGCCGATCGGGAACATCGAAACGCCGTCGATGTAGAGGTCCGCGTTCCAGGGCTTGTCGCCGCCGGGGAAGTGGGTCGACAGGAAGCAGGTGACAAAGACCGGAGCGTCTTCGTCCAAGGTGACGGTGTGGCTGGTGATCAGCTTGTTGGTACCGTCGCAGTTGATCGTCGACGAGCCGACCGTGATCACCGGGACGTTGACGCTCTGAGGCGCCAGCTGCGGCGTGCTGATCGAGCCGATGACGATCAGGTTGCCGTTGATCGTCACGTCGGCCCGGAACTCGACCTTTCCCGTGACGGTGTTGACGGTGAACACCTTGATCGGCGCGCCGGTCGCGGCGACGACGCTGAAGACGTCATCGACCACGGCGAACTCGCCTTCGGTCCCGTCGTTGGTCTGCACCGTGCCGGTGATGTGGCCGTCGACATTCGTCGACAGCACCACCTTCGCCGCGCCGGTGACCCCATCAACCTCCCGCAGGAAGGTGATGTAGACCTCGTGCTCTTCCGACTTGATGCCCAGCTGGTCGACCAACGACGCGATGCCGTTGATCAGTTCCTCTTTCTGGGCCCGCCAAACCTGGTTGCGCAGGTCGGTGGCGGCGTTGTTCAGGCTGGCCTGGTCGAGATCATCGATGATCTCCTGGCCCGGTCGGCCGGCGAGCGAACCCGCGCCCACGCCGCCGACGACGATCTCGCCCAGGTCGGTGTTAGCGTCGGGATTTTCCGCCCCTCGAGCGGTGATGTAGCGGACGCGGACCTGGTACTTGGCCCCGGCCTTCACGCCCTGGACGACCAGAGTCTTGGACTTGGCCGGGAACGACGCCGAAGCCCACTCGCCATAGGTGACGGGCAGCGTCGGTAAGACCTCCCGGTAGTCGACCACGATGGTGACTGCTTCGTAGAGCTCCGCCTCGCCTGAGATGACGATCGCCGGCAGCGAGCCCGATGCGCCAGCGACGACGCCGCCGACCACTTCCCAGGCGTCGCCGGCCGGAGCGGCCACGTAGTTCGGGTCGATGCCGGTCAGCGCCGGCGTATCCGGGGGCGAAGAGGTCTGGCCCAGGGCGAACGGATGCTTGCCGTCGGTCTCGGTCCGACAGATGAAGGTGACCTTCATCGTCATCGGGTCGCGCAGTCGCCGGCGGATCAGCAGCTTCTGACCGTTCAGCCCCCACTCAGGCTCGTCGGCCGTGATGCAGTCGCCGGGCTTGAGCCACATATGCTTGGGCTTGGCGGGCAGCATGATCGGGTTCAGCTCGCGGCTGTCCTCGATCCGATAGCGGGCCAGCTGCGCGGCCTGGACCGCGCTCTGCACCATCGGCAGCGCCATTTCGTCGGAGCGTTCTCCGCGATCGGGGCCCAGATAGGCGGCGACCTGGACGGGCTGATCGAAGGGGACCACCTCCCAGTTCAGGGCCTCCTCGGTGTAGCTTGGCCACAGGGTGTTGAGCCTGTTCTCGATCGCCACGGCGCCCGCGATCTGCGCGTCGCCGATGACGTCGGCCTTGGTCAGCGTCGCCAGGCTGACCTTGGGCGTGTTGACCATGCAGCCGATCTTGGCGCCCATCAGGATGGGTTCGCCGGCGCCGGTCTCGAGGAAGGTCTTCAGGACCTCCCATTTGTCGTCGGTCGAGGTGACCTTGCCGCCCAGCGTCCAGCTGTTGGCGTCGGCGACGTTCGCTCCTTCGACGAACTGGGAGACCTCGACCTTGGCGATCGGCACGCCGGGGCCGTGGGTCCGCACGAGCGGCAGGTCCGGCAACGAGGGGTCGCCGGTCCAGCGACCCAGGCACCACATCAGGGCGTGGAGATAGGGATTGGCCGACCAGGTCCAGGTGGCTTGGGCCGCGAGATACGCCGCTTTGTTGGAGGGATCTGCGTAACGCTGGCCACCGGCCCCGCCTGGATACGTGCTGTCCTTCCGGGGGTCGTAGACTTTGACCCATCGCGCGACCATCTTGGGCTGCGGGATCCCGCCGGAGTATTTGCCGGTGTCGAATTCTAGCGCCCAGAGCGACGCGGCGTACCCGGGCAGGGTGTGCTGAGACGTCCACTCGGGCGGCAGGCCGCCGTGGTTTGCGGGCGTGTCCTTCGACCCGGTGGCGGTCCAGTGCAGATACGGCTCGCCGGCGGCTCCGAGCTGCCGCTTGAGCCACATGCGGTTGAGGTAGTAGCCACTGGCCCCCTCCCCGCTATCGGCCGTAAACGGGACGAGCGTGTCGTTGGCGTAGAAGCCTTCGTAGGCGTCGATCGGGCCGACCGTGTAGACGGTGGCGAAATTCTTGTACTTGTTCGACGCGGCCGCCGGCGCTGAGCGCTGGAAGACCATGTCGCCGGCGGAGGCGCAGCGGCCGACCAGGTACGGCACGCCGGCGCGCGGATCCTGGTTCCAGGACGTCTCCGAACCCGCCGAGGTGGCCTTCGGCTTCTTGGCCAGCAGATCCGACGCGACGCTCAGGTCCATCGCGATCGCGGCCTGCATCAGCTGCGGGTTCAGGGTGACGACCGCGGCGACCGTGAGGACGACGGCCGCGACGATTTTCGCTGCCTTCGACATCAGAGCGTTCTCCAGGCGGCGCTGAAGCTGGTCGGCTTCATCATCACCGCGACATCGGAGTCCTCGTGGAAGCCGAGGTAGCGCCCGTCGCCGAGGTAGATGCAGAGGGCGGCTAGCGCGTCGACGCTCTCGAGGGCGACTACGTCGCCGACCAGCGCCTCGGCCGCCGCGATCCGGCGTAGGCCGAGTGCATCCAGGCGCGCCTCGAGGCTCTCGAAACCCCGCTCACGCAGCCAAGCCAAGGCCCCGGCCGGCGTCGAATAGGCGCCGATCTTCGGGAGCTCGAGCTTGTGGCCCAACTTCCGGAGCTGGAAGCCGACCATCTTGCCGCAGTCGACCGTGGCGAACTTGAAGGTCCGTCCGAGATATCGAGTCTTGGTGAGCTCGGTCGCGATGACGCGATGTACGGTGGGATGGTGGCGTTTCATGACACCTTCACCCCCAGGGCCGCGAGGATCCGACGTTGCTGGGCTGCGTAGTCGGCGGCGTGCGCCTGCGTTTCCGCGCCCCAGGCGTCGTACTGCAGGACACTGTTGGTGAACTGCAGGCCCTTCGCCCCCGGCCAGGCCTTCTGCAGGAAGCCGGTGTTGAGCCGCGCGCCCTGGTCGGCCTGCAGGAAGTTGGTGAGCGCCGAGTTGCACTCGATCGTCAGGGCCCGAGACTTCTTGCCGACAGCTTGAGTGGGGACGTTGGTCTCGCCATCAAACCAAGGCTCGTCGACGTCGGTGACCAGGCCGGTCGGCCGATCGACGCTGCCGACCCAGATCCGCACGCGCGAGCGTTGAGCGGCGGGCGCGGCCAAGGCGGCCATGGCGGCGTTCGTCTTCGGCAACAGGGTCAGAGTTTCGGTGGGGGCCTCGCTGGCCACGCCGTCGGCGATCTCAGTCAAAGCGCCAAGCGTGCCGTAGACGTCGTCGCGACCCACGAAGACGGCCGTCTCGCCATCGACCTCGAAGGCCAGCACGCCGGACCCGTCCAGCAGCCGCAAAGGGCCGTCCGGCAAATCCACCTGCAGGGCGCAGAACATCAGGACGGCCGGCCTTTCCAGGTCGGTCGCCAACGGCGTCGGTAGCGGCATGAATTATTCGTTCTCGATCAGCGTGAAGGAGGTGCCGATCCAGCGCAGCTGCTGGAGCTTCCATTCGACCGAGCCTTGATCGAGGAAGCCCTCGATGATCGGCGCGACGAAGTTGAGGGCCGCGCCATTGGCGGGCGATCGGCGAAGCATCGGGCTGAGGGAGACGATCGCCTTGCCTGCGCCGTCCGCCGTGACCCGGGTCGTGGTGGTGTGGAGGAAGGTGCGGCCGCCGCCGGCGAAGCTGAAGAACGCCAGCTTCGGCACGAGCGACCCGGGCGATAGGCCGCGCACGGCGAGGAACGTTCCCAGCTGGCCGGCTCCGTCGACGACCGCCGTCGTAGGCAGGCCGTCGCGCCGGCGCTGAGGCCAGGCCAGGGAGAGCGTCTGCCCCTCCGCCCGGGCCCGCAGGCGATCAGCGATCCAGTCCTCGGCCGCCTCGCCCAGGGCGGGCAGGTTGACCGTGACGGCGTACCGATCGCCGAGGCGGCTGATGCTCTGGCTTGGCCCGCCCAGGGTAGGATCCAGCATCGCGCCGTTGTCGAGCAGCTGCTCGGAGATCTCGCTCTGAAGCGGAACGTCAGGAAGCAAGACGGTCATCCGAGCCCCAACTTGTTGACCTGGCTCGAGCGGAGCGCGGTGGCCATCTGGGCCTGGCCAAGCCGGGCCCCGTTGATGGTCGCTCGGTTCTCGGACGCGGCGAGCTGGGCGCTGACCCGCGACCAGACCTCTTCGGCCACGTAGGCGCCGCGAAGATCGATCGTGGTGTTGCTCGCCACCCGCGCGCCGGCGGCGCCCGGGTTCATCGAGCCGAGCGCGCGCAACACGTGGTTGGGAATGACCTGAGCGCCCTTCGGCAGGTTGATCAGCTCGGGGCCGCTCTCGCCCGTCATCGTCAGCCCGCCGCGCCAGCTGTCGGTGCCGGCGTCGTTGTGGCCGAAGATGGAGGCGGCGGCCTGGCCGACCGACGACCAGATGCTGCCGCCGTTCGGACCGCCGGTTTCACCTGCGGCCGATGCGTCGGCGATCATCTGGGCGAGGACGTCGGCGACGCGATCGAGCAGGCGCGTGCGAAGTTTCTCGACAAAGTACTCGGCTGCGTTGCCCAGTCCGCCCTTCAGGGCGTCGGCCGCCTCGAGGAGGCCGGCCTTGTATTCGTCGACTTCCTGGCGGCGCAGCTGGCCGCGCTCGGCCGCCTGTTTCTGCTCGAGCGCGCCGACGGTGTCGTCGACCTGGTCGGTGGTCTTTTTCCCGGTGCGCTCATCCTCGTAGAGCCGAAGCTTGGCTTCGGCCATCTCGGCCTTCTGCCGGTTGATCAGCGCCCGCTTTTCAATCTCGTAGCGGGCTCGCGTCGTGGTCGCCATCGCGGCCTGGATCGTCGACAGCTCGTCCGAGTACTTGGCCAGGTCCTGCCAGTTTCGCAGCTCACGCTGCTTGGCGTCGTAGATCCGGTCGTCTTCGATCTTCTGCTTGGCCGCCACGGCGGCGCGGCCCTCGATGGCGATGGCCTCGTCTGCCAGGCCGGCGTCGATCCGGCCGGCCGCGACTTCTGCCCGCAGCGCGTCGGTCTTCTTCTTCAGCGCCAGGTCGACCTCGTCCGACCGCAGCTTGGCCAGCTTGTCGATGTCTTCGGTCAACGCGGCCTGGGCCTGCATCTCCGAGCGCATGGCGTCGTCGACGGCCTGACGGCCACGGGCGGTCTTCTCGGCCGCTGTTGGCCCGGTATGCGTCGAGATGTCGGCCAGTTCGTTGGGGGGCTTGGGAACGCCCGGGCCGTCCGGCTTGGTCTCCGCCCTTTTACCCAGCTCGGCGTTGATCTTGTCGAGCTTGCCCTGCTTGTAGGCGATGTACTCTTTCGCCCCTGGCAGGAACGCGGAGTCTTTCTTGTCGGAGGCGATCGACGCCGCCAGCTGGTCGCGCTTCCGCTCGAGGGCCAGGGTGGAGCGGTCCTGGACGTCCTTGAAACTCGCGGCCACGTCGTTGAAGGCGCGGGCCAGCTTGGCCGCCAAGGTCAGCAGGTCGATCAGAACCGGCCCCAGGTCGACGAAGGCCGACTTCAGCTGGATATCGATGACCTTGCTCAGGGTCTCGTATTCGTCCTGGGCCTTGCCTGCCCGGTCGATCAGGTTGGCGTCCATTACGGCGCCGACCTCGTGGGCCTCCGCCTTCAGGCGCTGCAGCGCGTCGATCCCCTCCTCGAGGAGGGGCTTCATGCCGGTCAGCCCCAGCTGGCTGATCACCGCGTCCTTCTGCGGATTGCTGGTCAGCTTGCCGATCTTCTCGGTGACGGCGTCCAGGCCCTCCTCGACGGTGCCGAAACTGTCGATCTGCTCCTTGGTGAAGCCCAGGAGCTTGAAGCCCTTCTGCGCCTTGGCGAACCCAGCCTGCGCCTTGCCGAGGGTTTCGCTAAACCCTTCAAGGGCGTCGTCCGCACCCTTCTCCTCTCCGCCGGCCAGACGGATGGCGTAGCGATACTCCTGCAGGGCGTCGGTCGTGACGTGCAGGCGGTTGGCGGTGTCGCCCAGCTCGTCGGCGAACGACATCGCCGCCTTGGCCTGGGTGAACGCGAGCGCGGCGGCGCCGACGCCGGCGGCCGCGATCAGGCCGACCGGCCCAAGCTCAGCCAAGGCCGATCCGAAGATCGGGATCCGCGCCGAGCCCGCATCGATGGCGGCCAGGCGCGAGTGCGAGAAGATGTCGTCGAGAGCCTTGCCCGGGTTGCCCTTGCCGAAGAGCTTCTGCCAGCGGCTGTCGGCGATATCGAGATCCCGCTGGACCTTTCGCATCGCGCCGCCGACCTGGCTCTGCAGCTTGGCCATCCGCTCGTCGATCCGATCAAGGCGCGCGCCGATAACGATCTCGATCCGCGCTTCATCGGACATGGGCGACCTCGATTTTACGGAATGGAGTCGAGGAGCGCCGCGAGCTCGGCAGCATCTTCATCAGTCAGGCGGTCTTCGCCGACGCCGTTGGCTTTGAGCCAGCCTTCGAGCTGCGCCCCGAGTTCCCAGAACGAGCTTTCGAGGAAGTCGCGTCGGCCGATGCCTGCGGCGCAGGCGAAGCCGAAGAGCTCTTTGTAGCGGATCTTGCCGCGGGGGAGCGGCGCGGGGCCGTCTCCCCCTTGCGCTCCCCCAGCGGTTCGTCCGGGGCTCCCTTCAGGGCCGCGCGGATGGCTTCGCCGGCAGTGGCCGCGCAGTCGAGCCAATAGGCCTCGATGGCGTGGGTCTCGACCAGGCGATAGGCGTCTTCCTTTCGCATGCCCCCGCCGACCAGACCGACGCGCAGCGTCTGCCGGATCTCTTTGGTGCAGAGCGATGCGACCCGATCGAGCAGGACCATCAGGCCGCAGTCGAACAGGTCCTGCAGTTCCTCGGCCTGGGCGACCCCGATCTTGAAGTCGTAGTAGCCGTCGCCGAAGAACTCGCGGATCTGAGCGGTGCGGCTCATCAGGCGGGATCGCCCGCGGTCCACAGCCACGGGCCATCGCTGTCGATGGTGACCGAGCGCTGCACCTTGTTGGCATCGGAGCCGATCGCGGCCGTCGCGCCCAGGTTCGTCAGGATGCCGTTGCCGGCGCGATAGCCCAGGCCGGGGAAGCGGATCCGGATCGGCCGCGACTCGTCGCCGCCGCCGTTGTCGAACCAGGTTTCCCAGAAGGGCGCATCCTCGACGGTCATCACGCCGTTGCCCTGGACCTGGCCGGTCTTGGCGCCGCCGGCGCGCTCGGCCCAGGAGCTCTCGGGATCCTCGATGCTGGGCACGTTGGAATCGCTGGTCGCCTTGGACATGGTCAGCGACTTCGAGACGAAACCGACCGGGGCGAAGTAGGCGCTCGGGTTGGCGGGGTCGCCGACTTCGACGAAGAAGGTCTTGAAGCTCTTGGTAGTGGGTTGGGTCACTGGACCTGCTCCTGGGAGAAAGGCCCCGCGAAGGGGCGCGGGGGCTAAAGGGGTTCGGTGGCGAAGCGGATGACGACGACGCCGTGCGCGGTCTTTCCGTCGCTGGGGTCGGTCAGGTAGCTGGCGCGCAGCAGCCAGCTCGAGGTGATCCGGTGGCCATCGAGGGCCTCGATCGCCAGTACCGCCTCGGTGGCCGCCGCGCCGATCGCCTTGGCTTTCGCCTTGGACGGGGGATCGGTCAGCGACCAGATGTGAAAGGTTGTCTCGGTCTCGGCCGCGTCCAAGCCCTCGGCAAGGTCGGGGAGCACCAGGTCTTCGCCGATGACGATGTAGTCGGACGGCAGCGTGCCGGCCTTGCCGGTGGGCGCGGTGTCGTAGATCCGCACCGGAGTCGTAGCGAAGGCGGCCTCGACGCCGGCGTCATTGTCCAGCGCCGGCTTGATGGCCACCTGCAGGGCCAAGCTCGGATCGCTCACGACGCGTCGCCCGCCATGGCTTCCTTGCAGCCGAGGTTCACGGCCCGGTTCATCCTGGACCGCATCGACTTCAGCTTGACGCGGACGACGGGCCAGATCGTCGGCACCGCCGCGACGTGCGAGCCGTCGGCCGCCTTGTGGCCGTGCTCGATGTGCTTGGCGACGATCTGGTCTTTTTCGTCCCGGACGTCGGAGACCACCTTGACCGACAGTTCGGTCAGGCCGTCCTCGAGGTGGATGCTGTCGCGGAACGCGCCTGGGTCCTTGGTGAGCTCGCTGACGGGCGCGATCGCGCGCGCGCCATCCACGATCTCCTGCCCGATCTTCCGGGCGACGGGCGCAACCCGGGCGACCACAGCGTCCGGGACGGAGGCCGCCCGCTGCAGGGCCTTCTCGAGGCCCTCGATGCTGGCGAGCTGACCGCCGTTGCTCAGGTAGAGGGCCTTCTTCGCGCGCCTAGCCATCGGTGCCCCCGCTGACGGCCAGGATGTCGATCTCACCGAGGTCATCGGCGGGCGACGTGCTGACGATGTCGTAGATCTCGTCGGTGCGCGCATTGACGGCGCGCCAGGTGTTGTCGATCGACACGGTCAGGCGGCAGCGGCGGGCCTTGATGATCACCGGCTGCTTGCCCTGCAGGCGTTGCGCCATGACCGTCTCGGTGGCCCGCAACGGCAGCAGATCGACCCGGAAGGAAGCGCCGCCCCCTTCCGGCCATGGGCCGGCCGGCTGGCCATAGCCGTCGAGCGACCGCTGCTGGAAGAGCACCCGGTCGCGGTACGTCCCCGCCGCCGGCATGAACTAGGCCGACGTGCCGATGATGATGATCTTGTAGGTCACGCCCGTGCCCGCGCCGCCGTTGGCCACCTTCAGCAGATCGGCGGTCGTGGCGGTGACGCTCCAGCCGGCGCCGGGATGGGTGATCATCACGGCGCCGCCGGGAGGAATCGAAAGGCCGTCTGTCGCGTCGACGAATGGGCCGACGAAGGCGTTCGTGCCGGTCGCGCCGACGACCAGGTTGTTGGTGTTGGCCGAGGAGGCGATGACCAGGATGGCCTTGACCTTCACGAAGGTCAGGCTCGCGCCTAGCGGATCGGTCAGAACGCCGACCAGGTCGAGGTTCTCCGAGCTCGAGGCGGCGATCGTTCGCTGCGCGACGTAGAGCTTGTCGGCCTTGCCGGCCGTGGTGCCCGGGGTGAGCGTCAGCAGCGAGGAGATGTCGAACGGGATGATCGGCAAGATCACGCCCTGGGCGCCGTAGTAGCGGCCCGAAGCTTGGACCTGCAGGCCGGCGCTGACGCCCGGGCTGGCGGCGAACGCCGGCGACATCGAGCCAACGAGGGCGAGGGTCGCGGCCACGAGGGCGCCGACCAGGCGGTTGAACCTGTTCATGTGGATCTCCGGAGAAGGAAGGGCTAGCCGCGTGGGATGCGGATGTTCCGCAGCAGCTTTTTGATGAAGGGCGACTCGACCAGGTCGACGGCGATCGCCTCCCCGCGGTTGGCGTAGAGCTCAGCGGTGATCATCAGGATTGCCTGAGTGATCACCGCCGGGATGTTGGTGTAGCCGGCGGCGTAGTGGACCTCGACCGGGTCGCAGCGACTGCGCGCGATCGGCCAGGCCTGCCCGTAGGCGAGTAGAAGGGAACCGTCCGGACGCAGACGGTAGGCGGCCGGATCCACGTCCGCTTGGTCGCCGGCGGGATCGACGTAGGCGACGCGTGTCACCGCAGTGATCGGCGGATAACGCAGGCGCAGTGGCTGGCGAGGGAAGCCCTCGATGGTGGCCACCAGGCTCTGCGGCCCGATCGAGCGCCGGAGGTGGCCGTCAGGCCCGTCCAGTGCTTCCGTCGCCGCCGCCACGTGCCCCTGGATCAGGACGTCATCATCGTCGAAATCAACGCGCAGCTGCGCCTTGGCTTGCTCGAGGGTGACGATCGGCTGGGGATACGTGGCGACGACGACGTGCATGGTCGCGCCCTAGACCGGCGGGTTCGGCGTCGGGAACAGCTCGGGGTGACCCAGCTGCGCGAAGGCGGCGACATAGGCCGCGCCGGTGTTGGCCGCCGGCGTGATCGTGAGGCGGGTGTATTGCTTGCCGCCGACGTAGCCCAGCTTGCGGGTTTCGTTGTCGTCGTCGAACTGGAAGCCGGCCAGGGCCTCGAGGCCGAGCAGATCCTTGTCCGGCACGGCGACCATGTCGCCGCCGCCGACCAGGTCGCCGTGCTCGAGCAGCACGACGAAGGTGGCATCGGCGTCGGCCTCGGTGCCGGTCAGGATGACATAGGTCAGGCTGTTATAGCCCGCCCGGTCGATGATCTGGCCGACCCACGGGGTGTTGTCGGTGACGGCGGCGCCGGGGCTGATCACCCGCAGCGGATGGATTCGGTTCATGGAGTCGCGCATGGGCATGGGCGAGATCCCCTTTCGATGATGTTGGAAGAGGGCTGCCGGCTAGCCGGCTGGCGGGACGGCTCGCCCTCGAGGCCGCCCCGCGCCTTTCGGCTGGTCGTCGGGCCTAGGCGGCCTTCAGCAGCTTGATGGCCGCGAAGTCCTGGACCCCGCCGCCGACCCGCTTGGTCGTCCAGAACAGGACATAGGGCTTGGCGCTGTAGGGGTCGCGCAGGACCTGCACGCCGCGACGATCGGCAACCAGGTAGCCGCGCGCGAAATCGCCGAACGCGATCGGGAAGGCGTTCGGGGCGAAGTCGGGCATGTTGTCGTCGTCGCTGACGGCGTAGCCCATGAACTGAGCCGGCTCGCCGACCTTGTTCGACGGCTCCCACATGTAGTTGCCCTCGCCGTCCTTGACCTTGCGCACGGTCGAGATCGACTTGCGGTTCATCAGGAACCGGGCGTTGTTGCGGTAGGCGGACTTGGGCGCATAGACCAGGTCCTGCAGGGCGTCGAAGGCCACGCCCAGAGCGCCGGCGGCGCCGGTGCTGATGTAGCCCAGCGAACCCCACTTGTAGTTGGCATCGGCGACGGTCTTGTAGGCCAGGATGCCCTTGGGCGACTTGAGGCCGTCACCGTTGATGAAGGCAGCGCCTTCCTGCTCGGCGAACTCGATGCTCACCTCGTCGGCCAGCCAGCCGGCGATGTCGAAATAGGCGTCCTCGAGCATCGACTGCGTGATGGCGGGTTGGGCCCACAGGGTCTTGGCCCCGAAGTCCAGGATCGACAGCTTGGGGGTGCTGGTCTGGGTCGGCGCGTCGGTCTCGTTGTCGGTCCAGCCCGAGCTGGTGCCGCCCAGGTTCACCGGCTTCTTGTAGCCGCCGCCGCCAACCGTGCGGACGGTGGCCAGCTCGCGAACGGCGGAGGTCTTGCCGAGCACGCGATCGATGGTGGTTTCCATCTCCGAGGGGACGAAGATGCCCCCGTCCGGATCCGACGTCCGGGTCAGGGCGGCCTTCACCGCCAGCTCGGGGAGTTCGGCGTGAGCCGACAGATCACCGCGGCGGAACCAGGCGTTGAACTTCTCGGAGTAGGCCTTGGCCTCGGGCGAGGTGCCATTGCCGCCGCCGGCGAGCTGGGCAGCGGCGGCCCTCTTGGACATCTCGTCGATGGCGGCCTGCAGGTTGGTCACCGAAGCGTCGATCTTGGCGATCTTCTCGTCGACCACGACGTCGGCCTTGCCGCTCAGCTTCTCGTCGTTCGCCTGCTTGTAGGCGGCAAAATCGGTCTGCAGCTGGGTGAGGATCTTGGCCGGGTCCTGTCCGTCGGCCTTGGGACGCGGGAACGCCTGGATGGCGCGAGGCAGGGGGGACGCCAGCGCGGCGGCCGAGGCCGAGGCGAGCGCGATCGAGCCCGCCAGGATGGCGCGCTTGGGGGTATGTTTCATGGTGGGGTTTCCCTTAGGAGCGGAGGAGTTCCGAGAGCCCGACAGCAGCGCCGAGCCACGACAGGTCCCCAGCGCCGGGCGTGGGGTTTTCGAGGGCAGCGCCTGGCGTGCCCTTGATCTTGTTGATGCGGGCCCGCGCTTCGGTGCGCGTCGCGCCGGCGGCGACCAGCTGCAGCTCGAGGCATCGCAGCTCGTTGAATTGTCGGTCGGTCGCCTTGGCCTGCTCGTCGACGGCGACGGTGTCGGCCGACAGCAGGGCGTCGGCGAAGCCGCGCTCGATGGCCATCGAACCCGACATGTAGGTTTCGGCGTCCATCCACTTGGCGATCGTCTTGCCGTCGCTGGTGGATCGCTGGGCGTAGACGTCGACCATGGCCGCGTCGAACGGCTCCAAGAAGTCGGCCGTCTCGCGCATGTCATGGCGGTTGCCGACGGCGACGACCCAGCAGTTGTGGATCATCAGGAAGGAGGCGGCCCCGATCTCGATCGTGTCGCCGGCCATGGCCAGGATCGACGCGGCGGAAGCAGCCATTCCCATGACCTTGATGGTCACCGGCTGGGGGTGCTCGCGCAGCACGTTGTAGATCGCGATGCCCTCGAACATGTCGCCGCCGGGCGAATTGACCTGCACCTCGACGGGGCGGTCGCCGATCGCGCGCAGCTGCGAGGCGACCTTCTTGGCCGTGACCCCGCCGCCGGTCCAAAAATCCTCGCCGATGACGTCGAACATGGTGATGACGTTGTCGCCCTGGGCGACGGCGACCGGGCGGACGCCGGCGGCGTCGGCCGACCAGCGCTCGAAGACCTGGGGCTTGGTGAGCGCCTGGACGTCTTGGCGCGCCGGCAGCGGCATCGCGCCCGGGCGCGCCTTGGCGAACACGCGCATATCAGGCCGCATCGGCCGGCTGTTCAGCATTCGGATCATCCTTGGGGGGCGGGAGCGCCAGCGGCGCGGCCTGACGGGTCGGGAGCTTTTCGCCGCCCTCGATCGGCGGCAGGTCCTCGAGCGCGCGGACTTCGTTGACGGTCATCCAGGGCTGGCCGCCGCCAGAGCCGAGGGCCCGGGCGTAGTTCTCGTTCCTGGTCTTGGAGTCGCCGCGCAGCAGCACGCGCGGATCGATCTTGATGTAGAGGCCGGCTTTGCGGTCGGCGTCGGTCAACAGGTCCCGCCGGCAGGCCTCCTCCCACATCACGTGGAGGTCCAGGCCGGTGTACTGGATGAAGCCGGTGTTCTGCTGTTCTAGCCCGGTGCCCCAGCTGGTCGACTTCTCGGTGTCGCCCAGGAGGAACGGCGGCACGCCGTAGAACATGGCGATGTCGGTCCGCGAGAAGCGACGCCCCTCCAGGAACTGCATGTCCGCCGCCGAGAACATGCCCGTCGCGTAGTCGAGCCCGTCCTCCAGGATGAGCAGCTTGCCAGCGTTCTCTGGGCCCGCGTTGTTCTGGTCGAGGTCGGCCTTCAGCCGTTCGTAGGCTTCGTCGCTGAGCGTGCTGCCCTGAGGCAACTTCACGGCGCCGCCGGCCAGGACGCCGTTCTTGAACATGCGGCCGCCGGCGGCCTGCATGGTCATCGACAGCCCGAGCGCGTCGCGGGCGGCGCGAAGCACGCCGATGCCCCGGATTCCGTCTGTCGAGAAGCCGCGAAGGTGCAGGACGTCGGCCTGGCCCAGCTGCACCCTGCGGCCCTTGCGGGTCGTGAAGGTGTAGCTCAGCGTCATGTCGTCGTTCTGGACGACCTCCATCCGGTCCGGATCGTCGAGGGGCCAGAGCTCGATCACCCGCCCCATCGACGTGATCTTCAGGGCGAAGCCGTCGCCTTTGTTGACGACGTGGGCGGTGAGCATCTTCCGGAACTCGGAAGGGGTCTGCCAGCCGTTCGGCCGTTCGGTCATCACCGTGCGGAGCGGGTGTCCTTCAGCGGGGACGCGAACGGTCTCGCTCACCCGTTTCATGACGTCGGCCGGGAAGTTGCCGCAAATCCCCGCCAGGAGGAGCGTGCAGCGCCAGGCCGTCGAGATACCCATGGCTGAAGCCATGTTCACGACCGCGCCCGAACTGGCGACGCTGCCGCCACGCAAGACTTGCTCCAGCTGGACGTCGTTGAGATCGGTGATGTTGATCGCCGTGCCTTCGGCGCGCACCCGGGCGCCGGAGGAAGCCGGGCGCCCGCGACCAAAGTTGAACATGTCGCGAATGCCCATGCGGCCTCCTCAGAGACGCCGCACGCCGCGGCTTTCGTAGATGGATTTCAGGGGCTCGAGGTACGGCGCGAGCGCCGCGCCCATGGCCATGCAGAGCGCGACGGCGGGGTCGATCCGCTGCGTCGCCTTCTGTTTGGAGAGCCACCGGTTCTCCAGCGCGTCCTTGTCGGTCGCGGCGGACATGCAGGCGCTGATCAGCACCGGGCTGATCTTCAAGCGGATGCGCTCGTCGATGATGGCTTGCTCGAGGGCGAGCAGAGAGCCCGGCATCCAGAGCCCTTCAGGCGCTGGCTGCTTGGCCATCTTGGCCGCCTTCAGCTGCACCTCGTGGGCCGCGCCCTTCTTTCGACCGGCCTGCGGATGTTCGACCTGAAGGACGTCCAGGCCGATGTTGTCGAGCTCGTCCTGGAACTGGCGATAGCTGTAGCGGTCGTAGGCCAGGGCCTTGATGATGAAGTCCAGGTCCAGCGCGGCGACGTGGACGGCGACGTGGTCGAAACGCACCCGTGGCCCGTCGATCGAGCGAAGGTCGCCCGAGCGCACCCACTCTTCGTATGGCGCGCTGTCGGCCAGGGCCCGGGCGGCGAGCGTCTCACCAGGGGTCCACGCCTCGATCCAGGCGTCGAAGGTGGGGAGCTCGACCTCGCTGCCGTCCTCTCGGATCATGGTCTTGGTGCCGGTCTCGACGACAGCCGCCAGTGCGGTCAGGTCGCGGGTGCCGGAAAGGTCGAGGCCTAGGCTGATCTTCTTGCCGTGATGCTCGGCCGGGTCGAAGTCGGCCAAGACCTTCTCGAGGGTGTCGCGGCTGATCCACGCCTCGTCGGAGTCGGTCCAGACGCAGAAGTGCAGGCGCAGGATCCCGTTGAGCTTGCCGGGCATGGCCTTCGCCTGGGCGACGACGCCGGCCAGATACTCTTCGCTCAGGATCACGCCGAGCAGCGGGTTGGCCTTGCACCAGCAGCTGGGGTCGCTCAGCGGGTCGTCGCCCGGATCCAGCGCGCAGATGAAGACAAAGGTGTCGTCGTCGATGATCTCGCCGACATAGGTGAACTTGGCGTCAGGGGTCCGGGTGCCGGCGACGACGCGAATGCCGTGCTCGTGCTCCTCGTAGCAGTAGCTGTTCCGGTCGGATCCGGAGTTGGTGAACATCGCCAGCAGCGGCTGCAGGCGGAACTTGAAACCGCGCTCGACCATCTCGACGGCGTCGCGGTTGGGATATTCGTGCACCTCGTCGGCCAGGCCGCAGTGCGGGCGCGGGCCCGAGCCCTTCTTGCCGGCGTCCTTCGAGATCGGCCGCATGAACGAGGCCGTCGCGTGGTGCGCGATGTTGTACTCTTTGCCCTCGCCGCCGCTGAACTTCAGCCGTTTGGCTAGCCGCGGGGCTTTCTTGACCATCTTCACGGCGTCGGCGAACAGGATCCCGGCCTGTTCCTTCTTCGCGCCGATCGCGTAGATCTGGGCGCCGGCCTCGCCGTCTGCCGTCATCATGTAGAGGCCGATGCCGGCGGCGAGCGGCGACTTGCCGTTGCCCTTGCCTTCCTCGTCGTAGAACCGGCGGAAGCGGCGTAGCCCGGTGGCCGCCTTCTTCCATCCGAAGATGCAGCCGACCCGGAAGGCCTGGCTGCCGTGCAGCAGGAAAGGGATCCCTTCGAACTGCCCTTCCGACAGCTTCAGGACGGTTTCGAACCAGTGCCAGGCGTGCTTGGCCCGATCGAGATCCCAGTAGAGATTGCGACCAGGTCCGTGCACCAGGTCGTCGAGATGCCGCCTGCAGGCGTTGCGAACGTGTGGGCCCTGGACGACGCGGCCGCTGACGACCTCCACCGCCCATGCCGTCGCCCGATCGCCTTTGGCGATCAGGTCCTGGACGAGATCAGTTTGGCTTTCCGCCGGGCGGCGGCGTGAAGAGGCCCTCGTCTTCGTCGTCGTCGTCATCCGGCAGCGACACCTTCGACTCATCGGCGGGGGTGGCGCCCAGCTGCGAGAGGCAGCGCCGCAGCTCCTGCATCTTCGCCATGGAGATCGAGCCGAGCTCGAGGTCGGTCCGGAGCATCGTGGTCATCGTCACCAGCATGCGGTGCGATTCCTTCAGCCAGGGCAGTTCGCGCACGACGGCGGCCCACGCCTTCTTCTGCATGGGATCCATCCACGCCGGCGGCGCGCCGATCGGCGGGATGCCCTTGGGCGTTGTCCGGCCGGTGTGGCGCCCGGGGTTCTTCACGTCGGCGCCGGAGGCCTTCGCCTTCGCCACCGGCGTCCTAGGCCGAGCCATCGACCCCCCGATTCTCAATTGTGGATGCGTGTGCGTTGGGTAGCAGCCGGTGACGGCCGATAATCCCCCAGACTTTTACCCCCGGGGGTGGGGTCGCCCTGCCCTCCCCGCGGCCGCTCAGGGCCGGGTTCGGTTCGCGCGGTGCCTTGGGTCGGTCGGCCACCCGCTGGCGTCTACGGCCTTGCTGAAGCCTCGGCGCTCTTCGCTCTGGATCGGCCCGTCATGGCAGGGCTTGCAGACGCTCTCGAGGTTGAGCGGGTCGAAGAACAACTTGCGACACCCTCGGTGCGGCTGCTTGTGGTTGGCCACCGTCGCCGGCACGAGGACCTGGCCGTGGATCACGCGGCGACACCAGGGCTCGGCGAGCAGCTGGGCCTTCTTCAGGGCCCGCCACTCCGCAGTCCAGTACATCCGCCTGTAGGCTTCAGCCTCCGGACTGCGGGCGGTGCTGCTCATCTAGCCCTCAGGTTGGAAGTCGGTGAGCAGTCTTGAGAACCGACCACGCGAGCGCTGCAGCCATGCTGCAAACTCCGTTACCGACGCCCCTGGTGCGGTCCAGGACGTCGGCCAGCCCATCAGCATTTCGTAGAACAGCGGGTTGGGTCTCAGGTCGGACAGCAAGGAGCCGCTCCCACCTTTGAAGCTCACCCGGGCCAGGGGCGAAGAGTTCGGCCTCGCCGCCGACAACGGGATCCCCATCGCCTGCAGGATCAGGAACAGCATCGTCCAGACCCGGGCTGACCATGAGACCGGGAACTGACCCCCGCTCTCCGTGTCGATGTCCGCCGGCGCAACCAGCTTGATCGTCTCGCCCTGGACCAGCAGCTCCGTCTGGTAGCCGCTGTCCCGCGCCGTTGGCGTGGGCCAGGATGAAGAGGCGCCGCCGGCGATGGCTTGCGCCCGCTTCTCGCGCCGTAAACAGGCCGACCTTTGACGTGTAGTCCAGGCCGGCAAGGTCTCCGACGACGTCGGCCAGTCCCAGATCGACGTGACCCTCGACGTTCTCGAGGAACACCCACTCGGGTCGGACCTGGTCGATGATCCGAGCGACAACGGGCCATAGGTGGCGGGGGTCGTCAGCGCCTCGTCGGCGGCCGGCCAGGCTGAACGGCTGGCAGGGATAACCGGCAGTGAGGACACGAACGCGGCCACGCCAAGGGAGGCCGTCGAAGGATCTAAGGTCACCCCAGATAGGCGCTTGATCCAGGGCTTGGTCCGCCATCCGAGCCACGAGAGTGGCCGCAGCGTGGCTTTCCCGCTCGACGAAACAAACAGTTCGATAGGCTGGCTCTGCGATGTGCAGGCCGAGGTCAAGGCCGGCATAGCCGGCGCACAGGGAGAGCCCGAGGAAGTCGTCGGGCTCGGGTTGGAATTGGGAACATAGAGCCACAAGGCGTCGTCCCTTCTGCCGCTACGCGGCTTAGGGCTCGACGGCCTCGGTGGTTATTTGCCCCCGGTGATGATCACCTCGTGGGCCTTTTGGGGAGCGCCCCCAACGGAATAGGTCGTGTCGGCCTCGAGGATCTCGAAGCCGCTGAATATCTGGCGGACCTCGGGGCGGTCGTTCAGCGACAGGATGAAGCGGCCCTTCAGGCCGGCGAGGATCTGCGCCATTTCGACAAACTCCTCTCGGCTGAAGAGGCCAGGGCCATAGTCGCCCTCGCACCCGAAGTAAGGCGGATCCAGGTAGAACAGCGTTTCCGGCCGGTCGTACCGCTCGATGAACTTCGCCCAGGGCAGACGCTCGATGACGACGCCGGCCAGGCGCCGGTGAAGCGCCTCGAGCAGCTGCTCGACCTTCGTGGTGTCGATGCTGCCGCCGCGCAGGCTCACGCCGAAGTTTCGGCCGGCAACCTTCCCGCCGAAGGCGACGCGCTGCAGATAGAAGAACCGGGCCGCGCGCTGCAGATCCGTCAGGGTCTCGGGATCCACGGCCTGCTGGCGGTCGAACTCCGCCCGGCCCGTGATCTGGAATCGCAACACGTCCAGGAGCGGGCCGTAGTGGGCCTGCAGCACCCGGTAGAGGTTCGAAACGTCGCGACTCCAGTCGTTTATTATCTCGCCGGACGGCCGGACCTTCCGACGAAGGAAGATCCCGCCCATCCCGACAAAGGGTTCAGCGTAGACCAGGTGGGGCGTCTCGCCGATCAGGGTGACCAGGCGCCGGGCCAGGTTGCGCTTGCCACCGATGTACGGGGCGACTGGCCGAACCGGTGTGACGGCCTGAAGGCCGGATATGCTGACGTAGGGCATGAGCCCCCTTCCCTTCTGCCGACTTCGCGGCTGACGGGCTCGGAGGCCTCGGGTGGTTGTCGACGCCACAACGGCGGCAACGGATCTCGATCTTGCCGGCCAGGGCCTGGCGATCGGCACGCAAAAGAAGCGCGTCGCAAGACACGCAGCGGATGGACTCCATGGGTAGACTCAACGTGGAAGGGTTCCCGCCGGTCGGACCGGTGGCGGGAACTGACGGGCTGCTAGCGCCCCGACGTGCGGGCTCCACTCCCGCGGTTAGGGCGTTGGCGCGCCCTAACCCCCGCCGAAACAAGCGAGGGTGATGATGACTGATGATCGGCTGAAGGCAATCAAGCAAACCCTGATCGACCAGCAAAACGATAAGGCTGAGCAGGAGGCCCGCCGCGCCCAGCTCTTGGCGGCGAACGCCGAGAGATTACGTCTCGCCGAAGCGAAGTGGCGCACCGAGCTAGAGCACGAACTTAGGACGATCATTTCCAAGATCAACACGGAGCTGGCCGAGCAGAACTACCTGCTCAGCGCGACCTACGTCGACGTCCCTCCTCCTGCCATGATCCACACGAGGCAGGTGATCATAACGGCGAGCACTGCCCGATTTGGGAAACTGACCTTCTCGGTGTGCGAGGACGGTAACCTGTCCTACGAGATGGTCGGCCGCACTGGGCAGGCCAAGAAGACCGACAAGAAGGCGATGCCCGAGGTGACTGCTGACGATCTGACGGACGTTGTTTACGGCTTCGTCGAGGCGACGCTTTCCTAGAAGCCTGTCCCCGGGGGGAACTCGATGTCGACCAGCTGGACTGTCTACCAGCCTCTCATGGTTGGGCTCGGTGCCGTCACCATTGCCACGATCGGCAATACCTTCCTGGAGTGGTGGAAGCAGCAGCTGAGCGACGATCGAACCGGCCGGCTGGTCCGGAAAGCCCTAATCCAAGAGCTCCGCGCGGCCAAACGGACCGCCGAGGGAGGGATTGAATCCTGCAATCTCGAACTGGGTAGCGATGAGGGCTTTATGATCCCGATCGCGGAACACTACCCGATTTACGAACAGTTCTTGAAAGACCTCGGATGCTTAGAGGACCGGGAAATCGGGCCGGTAGTCGACGCCTACGCTCACCTTAAGGCTATCCCCGAATGGCTCGTCTTCACCGGGCGGTTCATTCGGGTCGAAAGCTGGCTGCACGTCCATGTCGAGCGAGCGCACGTGACGACGGTGGGCGGGATCAACGCCAAGGTGCTTAGGAAGGTGGACGATGCGTTGTCCGCGTTAGAAAGCCCCGTCCGTGCGCGGTGGCGCCTACGCCGTGGCTAGGTTAAGCGATACGGAGATCCACGGCCCATCCTGGCGGCCGTCGGCCTTCCGGTGGAACCGGATGTACCGGGCCGAGGCGATCACGCGCTCGCTGTCCTCGATGGCTTCCATCGCCCGGGCCCAGCGAGGATCCTCGCACTCCAGCTGGCGGAGGTTCAGGATCGAGTAGCGGTTCAGCTGCCCTTCCCGATCGGTGCGGAAAGCGTTCTGCACCATGGCGACTAGGTTGGCGTTCGAGCCGACCGCCCATTCGGGCACCAGCTGGTCGACGATGATGTCCTTGGCGATCTGGATCTCGGGCCCGAACGCCAAGCGGTCGGCGGTCTGCACGGTCACCCGCAGCATGCCGTCGAACGAATAGAGGGTCATGTTGCCCTTCTCGCCCTTGGGGGGCGCGCCGTACTTGTCGGACAGCAGGGCGACGTAGGCGTCGACCTCGGCGAAAGCCCAGGTCTTGAAGGCCAGGATCTGCGCGGCCAGCTCGTCGGCTCGCGTGAGCAACGACCTGGTCGTGTCGTCCTGCAGGCGCTTCTGCGCCTTGACCTGGGCGGGCGGGACCAGCTCGCCCTTGGCGCCGATCATGTAGATGATCCCGCCCGGGCCTTCGATGTGGCCCGGAGGTAGTTCAGCGGCGTCGGACATCGGGCGCCCTCCAGGTCGTCGTGGGTTTGTCGATCGGCCGCCGGCGGAGGCGACCACCTAGCCGCCGAAGCCGGCGGACCAGTTCGTCCTTCAGGACGTGGAATTGTTCGGGATCCATCCGGCGGAGGGTCCAACCGTTGACCAGGTCGGCCAGGGCGTCGGCCTCGGCCGCCTCGTCCCGCTCGCTCATCGGACAGTCACCGAGACCGCGTTGGCGACGATGAAGGCCGCCAAGGGAGAGCACCAGGTGAACGGAAGGCCTACGCGGGCAGCCAGGCAGACGAGCCACCAGGCCGGATAGAACCAGAACGCCAGCTTGACCCGGAGCGTGACCATCTCGCTGCGATGGAAGCCGAGGGCGCACATGCGGGCCAGCTGGTCGTCGTTGGCGGCTTGGTCGAGAAGCAACAGCGCGTCCTCGTCCCGGCCGCCGGTCACAGGCCCAGCTTCCCGCCGGCCGACTTGTCCATGTCGCCGGCCATCCGGATGTACCGGTTGAGCGTGTCGACCTTGGCATGGCGCGTCTGCTTCATGATCACCGGCACGGCCACCTCGTTCATGATCGCCTGGGTCACCATGCCGGAGCGCAGGCTGTGGCCGCCGATCAGGGCGGGATCGATCTTGGCGCGCGCGGCGGCGCGCTTGATGGCGTCGTTGACGGCCTTGTCGCTCATCGCGCGCGGTGCGATCCGCCCGTGTCGATCGACAGGTCGGAACACCGGGCCGGAGGAGATCTTCGCCAGCTCGAGCCAGGCGCTGAGCGCGACGCCGGCGCAGAGCTTGGTCTTGCCGTAGGGCACGGCGACCACAGCGCCCTCGCCTTCCTGGTCGGCCTTGCTGCTGTCGAGCTCGATGCGGAAGCCCCGGGCCACGAAACGGAGCCGGATCGCGCGACCTACGGATTTGCCGTCGTCCAGGACGAGGGCGGCGGTCTCGCTCCGGCGCAACGCGGCGGCGTAGCTGGTCAGGATCAGCGCACGGTCACGCACGCCGATGGGGGTGGCCGGCAACCGCGCCACTATGCGGCGCAAGTCTTCGGTGATGAGGGCCCGCTTCTGACGGGGCGGCCGGCCATGGGTTCGCCGGATGCCGGCCCACACGGCGCGGAGATCGCTCCCCGCCGGCGTAGGCTGATCTTCCAGCTTGTGGATGGTGCGGATCGCCGCGAGGCGCCGCGAAAGGGTCGAAACCGCCAGCCCACCCTGGGCGCGATCGGCGAGGTACAGGGCGACAACGCGGCCGGTCGCCGGGAGCGGCGTCGCCGGCGGATGGGCCTCGCACCAGGCGGAGAAGTCCGCCCAGTCGGATTGGTAGGCTCGCCGCGTCGCCGAGGCCATTTGGGCGTCGGCGTAAGCGGCCGCCGCGGCGGCGAGCCTTGCGGCCTCGGGCCCGGCGGCCGTGAGAGCGAGGTCGCGCGCCGGCGGCGTCGTAGTGACGTCCGTGCCGGGCATGGGGAACACCTGGATTCGCGTGGTTCGCGAAATCGGCCGTTTTGGCCGGTTTCTCCTACGCTAGAAGGGGGTCTAGAGGCCCAAATAGGCCGTTCTGACTTCCGAGAAGGGTGATTATCGGAGGTCAGCGCCGGGCGGTGACGTCCAGCGGTCCATGTGACGTTGCAACCAAGCGGGCGCTGCAGGCTGCATGTTCACGAAGCCCCGGATCATCACATAGATGGCGGCCGCGAACTTTAGCGCCCATTCGCTGATCTGCGGCCCCACTGCCGATAGCGACCAAAGGGTCGCGGCCCCGACCAACACTTCACCGACGCCGTAGGCGAAAGGATGTCGCCCGCGGAAGCGAAAAAGGAAGACAGCAGCAAGTCCGCCGAGCACGCCAATCACCGCTGGAGGCAGTGTTTTGAAGAATTCGATGAACGTTGCGGCACCGGCATAGGTGGCGGCCCCGCCAGCATAGATGCCAGTGGCAGTTGATACTGCGAGCAACACCTGCATCAGGCGGCGCTGGATCTGGGACTCCGTTTTACCGGTGAGTACCCAACTACTGCGCAAGGTAACGAGCGCTAGGGCGCAGCCCACCGTCGCAATGGCGAGCGCCAGGCCATGATCTTGGAACACCTCCGTAACAGCGACGGGAGGCATAGGTGGGCGAGGAGGAGACGCTCCTCCCGTCACAGCGTCGCTGACCGAATAGCGCCCATGATCAGATGCTGGGCCGAGTCTGTGAGGTCGAGAAGGCTCTTTACGAAGGCCAACTAGCGCTACGCCGAGAGCGCCGACTCGGGAGAGCGTTGCGGTTCAAGACTAGGGGAAGCCATGCACCAGATCGAATTCCTAGGCCGGGTTTATCCTGCGGGGTGGACGCTAACGCTGAGCAACGTTCCCAACGTGGTTTATACCGACGCGAACGTTCCATTGATCGCGAGGTTTGAATTCTCGGTGGTCAATTCTGAGATTGAAGTCACCGTGAGCTTCAACACCAAGGTCGATAACTGGCTCCTGATCCTGTGGATGCACGCCGTCAAACTGCTGCGTGCTCAGGTAAACCTAGCCGCATTCCAGATGGCCGTGGGCCCCACGATCGTGCTCGATCATTGGCGGGAGAACGGCGTGGTCGACCGATTGGTGACACATGACCCGCAGCTGCCGCCGCTATGTACGGCGTTTTCTGACAGCGTCGGATTCAACGAGGCCCTCGCCTTAGTTATGAGCGAGCAGCCGATAATCAAAGCGCTAGAGGATCTGGTTACCTCTATCAGCTTCGAGGACAACACGACGATAAACTGCGCGCGCTCAGTAGAGGCCATCCGACAGATGGTAGCGGGCTACGACCTAACGCCCGGTCAGCAGTGGCCAATTTTCCGCGACCAGTTGAACATTTCTCGCGAATACGTCGAGTTGATTATGGAGCATTCTTTGGATCATCGGCATGGCAAGCCGACTTACAAAGACGGAGCGGTCTCCAAAGAGATTACGATGCGGGCCTGGACCATCATGGACAGGTTTTTGCACTACCGCTTGGGTGGAAACGCCAAGCTGGATACTCTGAGATTTCCAGCTCTATAGGCCCAGCGTGTTCGCCGCAGATGCAGTGACCTAGTGCGGATCCGGTCTTACGTCTTGGTGGTCGACGGGACCGACGCCGATCGATACGGCCGAATGCTCTCGGCCCGCTTCAGTGAAGTAGACCGGAGCGCCTTCGCACATGCGCTGCAGTTCCTCCTCCGTCGGAAACCAGGCCGAGGTCATGCACGGCAAGCCGTCGAAGACGTCGTCGCGGATCCGCAACGGGTCGCAGGGCCCAGAGACGGCTTCGTCCCAATCAGGCGGGGCGAGGAAGGTGCGCGTTGCGCCGGCGATGATCCCGATCCGCATGTCAGCGCCCGGGCTGCAGCTGCGCGCCGGCGGGCCACGACCTTGTCGCGGCCGACGTCTTTGGCGGCGCCGGCGGCACCGGCCGGCCAGGCGCGTTAAGGCCAGCCGCGCAGGCGCGCAGCTTCTGCTGAAGCGTGGGGGTCATGACGATGTCCGGAAATGCAAACGCCCCGGGCTGAGCCACGGGGCGGGAGGTCGGCCGGGTCCGGCGGACCTCTCGACACAAGCGAGAGCACTACACTTTCCGTCGCAGTTTTCAAGACCACTCCCAACCGACTGCGTCAAAGTGCTTCGCCAGAATGTCGCCGGCCGTGCGCAGGCTCGTCTCCAGCTCGACCATCTCCGTGCGAACAGCCGTGACTTCCTGGGGGGTCATCCCCCGCCCGCACACCATGTCGCAGGCGAGGATCAGGTAGTCGATGAAGCTCAATGCCGCCCGCGCGGCGAGCAGGTCCGCGCGGCCCTGGGCGATGACGCTGGCGTAGTTGTCCATCGTGGGGAGCCCGCCGCCGACGGATCCGCGCGCCGACTCCAGATCCGCCAGGCTCGATCGCAGCGCGGCGCCGTCCTCGATGGCGGAGATCCGGTAGAGCCGGCCGTACCGTTCGAGGTTGAAGCGCTGGGCGCCGTTGATCTTGCCCTTGCTGGCCAAGGCTTCGAGGCCGGTCTGCCGGCGGATATAGTTCTTGGATCGGATCGTGACGCGGGGAGCCGGTGACGCTTCGGGCCGAGGTCCGGCGCGGCCCATCGAGATAGCCGTTTTCTTCCGCCGCTTCTTCTCAGCCACAGACGCCATGAGAACACCCCTAGAACATCGCTCAACCTAAGCCATGCGGCAGGGTGTCGCAACGACGGTGAAGGTTGTTCTAGTGCACCCGTGCAATTGTGCACACGTGCACAGCGGCACGTCATTTGACGCTGCCTACCGGCCTCAGATGACGCCGTCAGCGCCGCGCTCCGGTTGTGCACCTGTGCACAACTGCACACGTGCACACGTGCACAGGTCAGGCGGCTATAGGTTCTGCAGGAAGAGCACCCAACCTCATCCCAAGCGCCTGCATGACCTTAAGGACGGTCTCAAACTTTGGGCTCGCGCCCTCCGCCAGCGACTTATAGAGGCTCGATCGCCCCAGGCCTGCAGTCGCGGCTACTTCCGTCATGCCTTTGGCCCGAGCGATTACGCCAAGGGCATCGGCGATGAACGCTGGATTTCCCGTGGCTAGCGCCTCATCCATGTAAGCAACGGCGGCTTCGACGCTATCGATATAATCGGCCGGGTCGAACGGCGTAGTGTGAATAGTCATTTTTGACACCTAGTTACAGGGCGACCCCGTCGCCGACTGGAGGTGAAGTTACAGGCGAGGATTAGAGACCCCTCGCTAAGGCCTTAGCTCTTTCGATGTCCCGCGCTTGAGTTCTCTTGTCCCCGCCGCAGAGCACGACGATGACAACCGGACCCCGCTGGGTGATGTAAACCCGGTATCCCGGGCCAACATGGATCCGAAGTTCGCTGACGCCTTCGCCAACCGGGGCGATGTCGCCCATCAAGCCAAAGGCCAGCTGGCGAACCCGGGACGACACCCGTTGCCGGCCGATCGGATCCTTCAACCCGCTCAGCCAAGAATCAAATTCCGGAGTTTTACGAACTTCGATCATGCAATATGTATCCCACAGGAGACACATCGGCGCAAGCTATTTGTCTCCTGTGGGAGACAGTTTCAAAGCACGTCGGTCGAGACGCCCAGCGCCCGGGCCAGGAAGCGCGCCGTCAGCAGGCTCATCCCTTTGCCGCTCGACGATTCCAGTTCGGACAGGTGGCCCTGGGCCACGCCGCCCTTCGCCGCCAGCTGGGTTTGCGTCATCCCGCGATAACGGCGCCAGGCGCGCAGCGCGGTGTCGCCAGCCCGCATCATCGCGCGCACCTCGGGCGGCCGGGTCCGCGCGGCGCGGTGCGCCAGCAGCTCGTCATACTCGGCCCGGGTGATGACGACCTGGTCGTCGGCGGCGGCGGTGTCCATGGTCGTAGCTTGGCCTGTTTGTCATCCGGGAGACAAACACAATTATCGCTTTAGCGATATTCTGGCCCGCCCGCGCCCGCCCCCATCGGGCAGCGGCCGCGCCCCGGCTAGACAGAGATCTAGGCTCAGCGCCCCTCCCCTGCCCCGCTACGGCGCGTCTGGCGGCCTCGGTGTCGGCCGGATCTCTCAAAACCTCGACCCAAGCTCTTCCCCGAAGAGCCCTGGGGCGACTCGGCCGCCGCCGGCGCTGAAGGACCTGGTCGGCCGAGGCGGCGTGCGCGGCGG